TGTTAAAAGAACTCATACCTTATCTTGATGCTGACGACGGAACAAACGCAGGAGACAACATTCAAGGAGAACAGCAACCAGGAGAAGGCGAAGCCCAACCACAGGCTAAAATTACGTTAAAGTACAACGGAGAAGAAAAGGAAATTGACCTTGAAGAAGCGAAAACACTTGCACAAAAAGGATTGAATTACGATCATGTGCAACAGTCGTGGGAAGGTTCAAAAGAAAAACTCTCCAAACTCGAAGTCATTGCAAGAAAAGCAGGATTTGTCGATAAAGACGGACACGGAGACTTGGACGCTTATTACGAAGCGGCACAAGAACAGTTTGAAACATACGAAAAAGCGAACATGCTTAACGGTGTTGAACTTCCGAAAGAAATTGTCGATGAATTGTATGAATCTCGAAAAGAACGTGAAGCCAGAAAAGAACGCGAAGCGAAAGAAGCCGAAGAAAAAACAGAAAAAGAACAAATTACAGACTTACTTACGTTTTTTAAGGAAATGAACGGTCGAGAATTCGATGCAGAAAAAGATGTATTGCCTGCTGAAATATGGTCTGCCTCAACAAAAGGCATGACTCCTAAAGCGGCGTATGCGGAACATCTTGCAAGAGAGCTTCGTAAAGAACGTGAAATCGAATCCGCAAACAATTTAAACGGGTTGACAAGCCCTGGAAGTGTGAGCGGAAAAGGTGAATCGTTTGAAAATGATTATTTTACAGCAGAACAACTCGATAAATTGACCGACCGTGAATTAGACGATCCGGCTATTTACTCAAAAGCCATGAAATCCATGAAACGACTCGGCAAATAGAAAGGATGATTTAAATGTCTTATGAAAATTTTAAGCCTACAATTTGGTCAAAATACATTCAGACCGAACTCCCAAAGTTTACACTTCTGAAACAGGATTGCGACTACAAATTTGAGGGTGAGGTCGGGCAGGGAAAGAGAGTGAAAATTCTCGGCATTGCACGTCCGACAATCAAAACATACGCAAAGACCGATATCGACGAAGCAGAAGATGTAAACGATACCTCGATTTATCTCGATATCGACCAGTGGAAGTATTTCAACTACGGAATTGACGATATCGACAAAGCGCAGGCGATTGACGGCATCATGGAAACGCTCATGGAAGAAACCAACAGGGCTATCGCAGAGGATCAGGACACGTTTATTGCGAATCTTGTTGCAACCGGAGCAGGTGCCTATTCCTCGACTACAGCAGTTTCATCCAAAGCAACAGCAAAAGCTGCGATTGACCTCGGCCTCGTGACATTGTGGGATAATGGCGTTTCACAAAGAGACAAAGTTACAATGTATCTTAGTCCGAAAGTGTACCAGTACATGAACGAGTACATTGTCGAAGCAAAAACACAGAACGATGCGCTTATGGCAAACGGTATCCTTGGTATGTACAGTGGCGCAAATGTGAAAATGACAAACAATCTTTACAACGACGGTACCGATGATTATATCATCATCAAGACCTCAAAGGCTATCGCTTTTGCATCTGGTATCGACGAACTGATCCCGTATTCTCCTGAAAAGAGATTCAAGAAAAACGCCATCAAGTGCCTTACCACATACGGCGGGAAAATCGTTCGCCCGAAAGAGCTTTATGTCCTGAAAGCACACTAATTCAACAAAATCTTAAAAGAAAGAAGGTAATAATATGGCAGCTTCAACAGTAACTAACGTCGAACTCACCCGTGGAACGGCTTCTACTTTTCCCACTGGGGTAACAGAAGCCGTCGGCGAAGGTGCGCTTGTCAATTACACGAAGGACGATGGAAAAATCCTCTTGATCCTCAAAAACTCTATCACAAACGCAACGCATACCGCCGTAATTAACAAAGGAAACGGTATTCAGGGCGTGGCTAATCTCGAAGTAACAATTGCTGCGTCTACGACAAAAGGAATCGTTATTGAATCCGGTTCATACAAGAATGTTTCCGGTACAAACAAAGGCAAAATCCTCGTGCAGAACAAAAACACAACAGTCGCGGCGTTTGAGGTATCGGCAGTCGTACTTCCGTAAGACACAAGGGGGAGAAATCCCCCTTTCATCACGTTAAAAGCAACGGCGGTGCAACTCCGTCAAACGTGTAAAGGAGAACCATGCATAAATTACTTATCGCAATACCAACATCAAGATATATCGAAACGGAATGTTTTCAATGTTTGTATGAACAAAAAATTCCGAATTGCAAAACAGAACTTTTTGTTCCAAACAGTTATTCAATCGACATATCAAGAAACACAATTGCTAAATATGCGATGGACAATAAATTTGATTATGTGTTTTACTTGGATTCGGATATCATGCTTCCAAAGAACGGAATAAAGAATCTGTTGTCGCATGATAAAGATATCGTTTCAGGCGTTTATGCTTACAAGCAACTTGGAAGAAACGATGTGGTATTAAAGCGATACACAAAAGACGACCCGGAAGATTACGACGATTTGAGTGTCAACGAAGTAATTGAATCAAAAAATAGAATTATCAGTGTTGACGGTTTTGGGTTTGGTTGTGTTTTGCTAAAAACAGAGGTGTTTAAAAATATAAAATTTCCGTACTTTGTATATACGCAGAACCTTGGAGAAGATATCTATTTCTGCCAAAAAGCGAAACTCGCTGGGTTTGAATTGCTGGTTGACACAAAAGTATTGTGCGGTCATGTAGGAACTGTTAATTACAACATAAGGGGGTAGTAAAATGTCTGTAACAGCGCAAACGATTTACAATCGTGCAATATCACTAATCGACGAAATAGATTCGGCAACAGGAATACCAAATGTTGATGGAACGGACGATTATCTCGCAAACGCATTGTACCAACTGAATTGTTTGCAAACAGAATTGTTGTCTTATTCACAAACTGTTCAAAAATACGAATTGTCGTGCAAATCGTTTGCGAATCTTTGTTCGGAAAGTTTTTCGCTTGCCTACCATGATTCTGACGATGTAGAAAAATATGCGGAAGCAGGTGGAGTAAAAGCATATTACTTTGAGTGTGACGGTGCTGGAACGGCTTATATAGAGGATTTTACTTCTTCATGGAACATTCTTGCTACTGTTACATTAACAGAGCCTACGAGCGGATTTACGGCTTACAAAGGCATTGTGTCACCAACCACAGGAGCGACAAGAACAAGAATTAGATTTTCAGGAAGTTACTATTATGCTTTTCAAAATTGGGCGTTATTCGGAGTATCGTTTTCTTCTTCAAGCAAGATCCCCAATTATAGAGAGTGGATAAAGGTTACCCTTCCTTCGACTTTATATTACATACAAAATGTTATTGCAGAAACAGTAAGCGGAATTTATGCAGACGATTCCGTTTATAAAATAGAAGAATACGGAAACCTAAGGGAGTTTTATTATTCGTACAATTTTGAGGGAATGATACGGATAATGTATCGTGCTTATCCAACTACGTTGACGGCAATGACGGATGTTCTTGAATGTGACGATGCAACTGCTACGGCATTTGTTTACGGACTCGCCTTGTACTTCGCGCAGCAAGACAAAGATTCAGACCTTTACGGAATCTTAAAAGTGAGATTCAACGAGCAGAAAAACATACTGCTTGTTCAGAAACCGCTTCCCGCTGAAAACATAACAAATGTTTATGGTACTTTTTAAAGGAGTACAAAATGGCTGAACGGACAATAACAATTAACAAGTGGTTAGGATTAAACGCCGGTTATGCAGGAGATACGCAACTGAAAATCGGTGAATTTTCGTCTATGCAGAATTTCCGTATTGCCAATGGGTACAAACCCGAAAAAAGATATGGTTACGAGTCTATTTTAACAACTCCGCTTGGAACTCCCGTAAACGGTCAGTGGTACGGTAAATTAAATAATGAGTATTTTCATCTTGCTGCATCGGCAGGAAAACTATACAGAATACACGATCTTGTTTCCGTGGAAATCGGTTCGTTAACTTTGTTTAAATCGGCAAATGCAACAGCGGATAAATATATAAGTAGCGCAACGGGTGCTGAAGTTTCTTCTGTTGGGAATTACGCTTCTGAATATCTTCCTGCAACTTACGATCAGTATACTATTTCAGGACATACTTATACGCAAAGTGCAGGTACTATCGGTATTGCTTGGTACGATTCAAGCAAAACATTTATAAGTGGAACATCTTATGGCGGCGCAACAGGAAACGGAACATACGATAGACCTGTAACTGCTGCGTGGTACAGATATACAGTGAATACTGCTGATTTATCAAAATCAATGTTAATTCAAAGTAATGCTAAAGTGCATTTTTTCCAATTTGGTTCGTCTGTCTATATTTTAGACGGAAGCAAATTCATGTCATTTAACGGAACGGAAACAATCGATGCAACTAACTTGTTTTTCAATAGTGGTTCGTATTCCTCTACTTATCCGTATACTGGGACACTGACAGCGGGAAAATATCAAATCGAACTCGCTGGAGGTTGCGGGAAAGATTTTGTTACTATTTATGGAACTGGATATGGTGGACACGGCGGCAGAATTAAATTCAATTTGACTCTCGCTTCGTCTGCAACAGTTTCTATTGCTAAGGTTACAAACGGAGTTGATAGTTACGGGGAGTCGTATTGGATCTCGATTGATGGCGTTTTATATGCCGCAGTAGGCGCAGGTGGCGATGGTAACGCCAACTATAATTCGACAGTAAGTAGATATGTTACATTCTATTCTGGTGGTGATGGAGGCGGAATAAACGGAGAGGACGCAGATGTAAATAATAACACCCATGGTAAAGGCGCAATGTCTGGAACCGGCGGTCTTGGTGGTTTGGATTATTACGGAACTGGTACTGTTGGACAAAATGGGTATGATTACAATGATGCAACGCATCCCGGACGCGGTGGCGTAAGCGGAGACGGAACAACTGGAATCGGTGGCTGCGGATATGCGGGCGGCGGCGGCGGTGCTTATGAATATCCCTCTTGGGGTGTAAGGCGCGGCGGCGGCGGCGGCGGTTCTTCTTATGTGAAGTCAACAGGAATCACGCTATTAGAGAATTTGCAAGGAGTTAATGCAACTTCTGCATATATCAAAATAAGCCCTATTTTCGTAAACGGTCAAGCTGTTGAAGTAGCTGGATATACTCCGGTAACATACACAAGTTGTACACCAACGCTTACATCTAAAACTGCGCTGGAAACAATAAATATACTGAACTCAAACAGAACTATTGAATACAACGGCGACGCTTCAAGCACAGTATTCAATCTGCCTGAAACGTCTGTTTATTCAGTCAATTCAGTTTATGTTGGCGGTGTATTGAAAACTGTAACAACGCATTATACAGTGGATACTTCAGCAGGAACGGTCACATTTACTGGCGGGAATACTCCTGCAAGCGGAGCAAACAATGTGGTGATAACATATACAAAATCATCGACAAACGATAGAACAGAAGTCACAAAACAGAATTTCTCTCGCTTGTTCGGAGGTGAAAATGATAATAGAGTATTCTTGTACGGTAACAATAATAGATTAATTTACTCCGATCTCGCAGACGGAATTCCTTCGGCAGAATATTTTCCCGTTACCAATACGATAGATATAGGAACTACTCAATACGATGTTACCGGGCTTGAACTTAATTATGACCGTATGGTTATCAATACGGAAGGTGCTTCGTGGTGGACGCAGTACAACTATGACACTACTTTGATGATGGCAAATTTCCCGATTTATCCGCTTAACGATAAAGTGGGGCAATCCATTAAGGGAGTAGAACAAGTTTGCAAAAATTATCCTTATGTGATATTTAACAATCAACTTTATTACTTCTATTCGTCAAACGTAAGGGATGAAAGAAACGCAATTTTGCTATCCTCTAATGTAGAACCATTGTTAAACGCTCTTGATATGACAAATGCAACAACTATCGACTACGAAAAAGAACACGAATATTGGATTGTAGTTGGCAGAGAAATTTACATTTACAATTACGAGCGTGAAGCATGGTATTATTATTATTTGGCAGACAGCGTTACAACAATCTGCGTTGTAGACGATTACCCTGCATTTACTACTTCAACCGGCGCATTTTATCAATTTAACAAAGATTGTAATTTTGATAATGCGACATATATTGACGCTCACGCCGAAACAGGATGGATGAATTATTCACTATCCAACTACTTTAAATTTATGACTATGATGTGGGCGCAAGTAGATCAAACAGAAAAATCAGATGTAGATATTTACGTTATAACAGACGACGGAACTCATAAAAATGTCGGAAGTATTTCAGTTCGATTCCCTGATTTTTCGGATTGGGATTTTTCAGACTTTTCATTCGATACGAACAACTCTCCTGAAGAATACAGGTTCAAGGCTAAAGCAAAGAAATTTGTTTCACTTAAATTAAGGTTTGAAAATTCGTATGAGTATGGTGTTACAATACTTTCGGCTACACTTCCTGTTGTAATAGGCGGTTACTCGAAATAGAAAGGAGTTTTAAATGTCACTTACACAATTTACAACTGACTTGAATATCGTTGCCGCTGTTGTTACAAAGCCCACGCCTGACACTATGACAACATCTGCATTTAAAGCAAAGTTTGACGAGGGATCTCTCGCAACACAGACATACATCAACGGCACTTTGCTTGCAGAACTCGCAGCGACAACGGATGGCGACAGCGGAGCGGATAACATAGGAGCAACCGCTCTTTCTGGCGGAACTGCAAATACCGTACAGGGAATTTTAGAGGAAATCAATACTGATGCTATGCACTTGACAGGAGACCAAACAATCGCCGGAGTTAAAACTTTTTCTTCTTCTCCGGTAATTCCTGTAGCTGTAAATGCTAATAACCCAATGAGAAAGGATACTGTTGATGGTTTAATAGCTACCAGCAGGAGTCATGAGAGTGATGTTTACTTACACAAACAATCAAGTGGCAGTCTTCAAACAGGAACTAACTCCAATGTCGAGGGGAAAGAATGTTTAGCATCCGGGGATTGTTCTCATTCCGAGGGTAATAATAGTGCGGCACGTGAGGCTGCCGCCCATGCAGAGGGGTTTTCTTG